GGAATATGTATGTTGAGGTGCTTGCTAAAAAGGTGGAGGCTTCAAATGGCTAAATGTACTTATAAACTTCCAGAAGACTTACTAAAAAAGCTATCAACACTAGGTTCTAAAATGGATGAAATCAGTGAAGTAGTACTTGAGGCTGGTGGAGAGATTGTTTTAGATAAGGTCAAATCAAATCTTGAAGGATCATTGAGTGGTGAGTCTAGCGGTGAGCTGGTTTCTTCACTTGGCCTTTCAGGTGTCAGAATTGATAGGAATGGTAACTCAAACATAAAGATTGGTTTTAGTGAGCCAAGAAAAGATGGTAGTTCAAATGCTATGGTTGCAAATATTATTGAATATGGTAAGCATGGGCAACCTGCTAAACCTTTTCTAAAACCTGCTAAGTCATCTTCTCAAAAACAATGTATTGAAGTAATGACTAAAAAATTAGAGGAGGAGATTAATAAAGCATGAACATATTATCAGAAACAAAAGAGCTTATTCAAAACTTGGATATTCCTGTTGAGACAGGGGTATTTAGTGGAACAGCTCCTGAAACTTATGTAGTTTTAGTTCCATTGGTTGATTCATATCCGTTATCAGCTGATGATAAACCTGAAGTGGATTATCAGGAACTAAGGATTTCTCTTTTTTCTAAAATTAATTATCTAAAGATTAAAAATGAGATCATAAGAGATCTTATCAATAATTCTTTCTATGTTACTGAAAGAAGATATAACGGATTTGATACTGAGAGTGGCTATTATCAGTACTCAATAGACATAGCCAAAAATTATTTATTCGAGGAGGAAAAACAATAATGGCAACAATTGGTTTAGACAAACTTTATTATGCTACGATCACTGAAGATCAGGATGGAGAAGAAACATATGGAACTCCAGTACAACTTGCAAAAGCAATCTCTGCTGATTTAACTGTAGAATTAAATGAGGCAACTCTTTATGCGGATGATGGCCAAGCAGAAGCTGTTAAGGAATTCAAGAGTGGAACTTTATCTCTTGGCATTGATGATATCGGAAGCGAAGCTGCAGCTGCACTTGTAGGTGCTGTTGTAGATACTAATGGTGTATTAGTCTCTGGCGGAGAGGATGCATCTAAGTATGTAGCTATCGGATTTAGAGCAAAGAAAGCAAATGGCAAATACAGATATTACTGGCTTTATAGAGTTCTATTTGGAGTTCCTGCTACTAACCTTGCAACAAAGGGTGATTCTATTACATTCTCAACTCCAACTATTGAAGGAACGATCTTTAGACGAAACAAAACAGATGGAAATAATAAACATCCGTGGAAAGCTGAAGTTAACGAGACTGGTTCTAATACAGCTATCATAGATGCTTGGTACAATGCCGTTTATGAACCTGTATTTGAAACTGAAATTCCAACTGGAGGTGGTGAATAATGGCTGATGAAAGAAGTGCTGTAATCAAAATAGGTGATACAGAGTATGAACTTTTACTTACCACTAAAGCAACAAAGGAGATCGCTAAGAAGTATGGCGGACTATCAAATCTTGGCGATAAGTTAATCAATAGTGAAAACTATGAAGAAGCAATATCTGAGATTGTATGGCTTATTGTAACTTTAGCAAATCAACCTATTCTTATCTATAACTTCAAAAACAAAGATAAGAAAAAGGAACTCTTAACAGAAGATGAAGTTGAACTATTAACTACACCTAATGACTTAGCTACATATAAAGATGCAATTACAGAAGCATTGTTTAAAGGCACAAAACGAAATGTTGAGAGTGAAGAAACAAAAAACGTATTGGGCGAGTAAGTGACGATGAGTTATTTACTCGTCTTTTATATTACAGCTTGAGTCAACTACATTTGACACAGGATGAGGTTTGGTTCATGCCTTTTGGTCTGCTTTTGGATTTATGGGAATGTCATAAGCAATACACAGGTATTTCAAAACCTAAGGTAGAACATTTTATTGAGGACATTATCCCAGACAATATTTAAAGGAGGTGAACGCAAATGGCAGAGAATTTTGGCTTAAAAATAGGTCTTGAAGGCGAGAAAGAGTTTAAATCACAACTTGCAGAAATTAACCAATCATTTAAGGTCTTAGGATCTGAAATGAAACTAGTTGATTCTCAGTTTGATAAGAATGACAACTCGGTTGATGCTTTAACAGCTAAAAATCAAGTGCTCGAAAAATCTATCGATTCTCAAAAACAAAAGATTGAGACTTTGCGTTCAGCTCTTTCTAATGCTTCAGACTCATTCGGTGAGACCGATAAAAGAACTCAAAACTGGAAAGTCCAATTAAACAATGCTCAAGCAGAACTAAACAAGATGGAAAAAGAACTGAAGGATAATACTTCAGCTCTAGATTCTACTGGAAAAGAAATGGATGAGGCAAAGAAGTCAGCCGATAAAATGGGTGATGAAATTGCCGATTCAGGTAAAAAAGCGGAAGAATCATCACCAAGATTTCAAGCTTTAGGCTCTGTTTGTAAGGCTGTGGGAGTAACAATGGCTGCAGCGTTTGCTGCGGTTACAGCGGCTGCTGTTGCGGCAGGTAAGGCATTAATTAGCATGACAAAGGAAGGTGCTGCTTATGCTGATACTGTCTTAACAGAAAGTACTGTTACAGGTATTGCTACAGATAAACTTCAAGAGTATATGTACGCTGCCGAGTTGGTTGATGTTTCAACTGATACTTTAACAAAGTCAATGGCAAAACAAATCAAGTCCATGAAAGCTGTTCAAGATGGTACAAAACTATCAGTAGAAGCTTATGAGAAACTTGGTGTTGGCGTATTGAATGCAGATGGATCATTAAGAAATTCAGATGACGTATATTGGGAAGTTATCGATGCTTTAGGAAAAATAGCGAACGAGACTGAACGAGATGCGTTAGCAATGCAGATTCTAGGTAAATCAGCTCAAGAGTTAAATCCTATAATTACATCTGGTGCAGATAGAATGAAGGAACTCGGTGAACAAGCACATGAGGCTGGTTATGTATTATCGGATGAAATGCTTAATGCTTATGGTGCTTTAGATGATCAACTTCAATATTTGAAGAATGGCTCTACAGCACTAAAGAATGCTTTAGGTACCATTCTATTACCGATTTTAACTGATCTTGCTACTGACGGTGTTTCATTACTTAGCGAGTTCACAAAAGGAATAAAGGACTGCAATGGTGATGTTTCCAAAATGTCAGAAGTTGTAGGTAAGGTTTTACCTAAGTTTCTTAATATGATTCTTAAGTATATTCCTCAAATTATGAAGATGGCTTTGACTATTGTTGAATCGATAGCAAGTGCGATTATGGACAATCTTGATGTTTTAATTGATACAGCATCTGAGATAGTTTTTTCATTACTTGAGGGTGTTCTTAAAGCTATGCCAAAGCTAGCGGAAGGTGCAATAAAACTAGTTAAGACTTTAGCAAATGGAATCCTAGCAAATCTTCCTAAAATTCTTGAAGCTGCAATTATCTTAGTTGTTACTTTAGCAAACGGAATATCAGATGCACTTCCAGAGTTAATACCTGCAATAGTGGCAGTTATTGCTCAGCTTGTAAAAACACTAGTTGATAATTTACCTTTGATACTTGATGCCGCTTTGAAATTAATAAAAGGACTTGCTGATGGAATAATTACTGCAATACCAGTTTTAATTGAGTCACTTCCAGAGATTATCATCTCAATTGTTGACTTTTTACTGGATGCGATTCCGCAGATAATCGATGCTGGAATTGAACTACTGACTAGTTTAGTTGAAGCTTTGCCGACTATTATTGCTGCAATCATTGAGGCGATACCTCAGATTATAGAAGGCATTATTAATGCTGTCTTTGAGGCGATACCTCAAATCATCGATGCAGGTGTTAGATTACTTGTGTCCTTAATAGAAAATCTCCCTACAATCATTGAAACAATCGTAACTGCGATTCCACAGATTATTACAGGTATTGTCAATGCATTAATTGGAAACATCGATAAAATCATAATGGCTGGAGTTCAGCTTTTTATGGCTTTAATAACAAACTTACCAACGATCATTCAAGAACTTATTAAGGCTATACCACAAATTGTAAGTTCTATCGTCAATGCATTTGGTTCAGGCTTTGGTCAGATGTCAGATGTAGGTAAAAACCTAGTTAGAGGATTATGGGAGGGTATTCAAGGCTTATCAAGCTGGATTTGGGACAAAGTTTCTTCATGGGCTGGTGACTTATGGAGTGGTATTAAGAACTTCTTCGGTATTAAGTCACCATCTAAGAAGATGGCATGGGTTGGTGACATGTTAATGGAAGGAATGGCTGACGGTATTGATGATGGTTCAGCTGAAGCAGTTAAATCTGCTGATAGTGCTACAGAAAGAATAAACGATGCATTTAATGGATTGTCAAAGGAAGCTAATTTCAAAGTTCATACCAATATTGATGGCGATGGAGCAAAGAAATCAATCCTTGATAGTATCAGCGATGTGTATCTATCTTTGAAAAACAGTGTGAAAGACGGACTTGGTAGCATCAATGAAATGCGTGAATCTACACAAAGAATAGAAGTAAGTGTTCCTGTTTATTTAGATGGGGAGGAAATTGCAACTGCAACAGGTAAAATCCAAAGCAGTAGAAACTTTACTTATAAGAGAGCAATGGGGGTTTAAGATATGTCATTGTTAATTAACTTAAAAAGCGGTCCATTGCAGACTGAAGTAGATAAAGTTTTATCTTGTGAAACAAATATTACGCTCAAAGGTGTTAAGACCTTATCATTTGAAACTTTACTTACGGATGAGCTCTTAGAAAAAGTAACGAACACAGATCTTGTAGTTAATTACGAAGGTGATTATTACGATGTAATATCTGTAGCTCGTTCTCTTTCAAGAGGGCTATATGTATTAAAAATAGGTTGTGAACACGTCTCATATAGACTTAATGAGTATTCAAAAACTTCATTTGTTGAAACAGGTACGCCACGACAGATTTTAGGAAAGATACTTGAAGATACTGAATTTCAAATCGGTATTGTTGACTCACAAACAATAACAACATTTGAGGTAAATGAAGAATCGACAGTGAGAAGCATTATCTTAAAACTGGCAGATAAGCTAAACATGGATGTTGGTTTTGATTTCTATTCAGTATCGCTTTATAGGCACAAAGGTAGAGAAGTACCTGTAGAAATTATTGATGATAATGTTGTCTCTATTTCTAAAACAGTAAAAACATCAAGAGTTAATCCTGCCTATTCAATAACTATTAGAAATAATAAAGAGATAACCGTAGGTGACGAACTTCACTTGAAGTTTACAAAACTAGGAATTGATGAAAATGTAAGACTTATTGGGATTAAGGCAAAACCTTATGTATCAAAAAACATAGAACTTGAAGTTGGCGAAAGTGAAGCAACTCTTGAAGCGGATTTAGTTAGAACTGAAAAAGAAACCGTTTCTAAAAACACTTCGTACTATGGCGTTAAGATATCTGAAAATAATGGTCTGACAATTGAAAGAGGAGATAATGCCGCCAAAATAATAATGAACGCTGACGAGTTTAGAATGCAGGCATTAGGCGGTCTAGGTACACTAGAAGATAAGCTTTACTTTGATCCTGTATCAGGCAACTACAAATTCAAAGGTTCGATTGAAGTAATAGGCGGAAACATCAACATCAACAATCAATTTATTGTGGATGAAAACGGAAATGCGTATATGTCAGGTGATGCTACTATTTATGGTGGCAAGTACTATGCTGGTCAGCCAGGAGGTTCCGAAGGCTTCTCGCAAATGACTGCTAACGGATTTGATGTTTATAACGGCAGTGGTGACTTAAAACTTAAACTTGGTTATACAACAGAAGATGAAGATTTCCCATTTTTACAATTAGGATCAGGTTCGGGTTTGACTAAAGATTTTGGACTAGTTAAAAAGTTTTCAGACGGACTTTGGATTGGAAACTCAATCCCAGCTGATGATCAAGGCACATTTAATGCACAAGAAGGATATAACGGGATTTTCTTTAAGTTTAGTGATAATACTGCTTACGTTGTAAAAAACACAAATATGAAGAACATTTACACTGGTGCGGCTATTGCTAAGTTTGGGTGATACTTATGAAAGAATTGAAACTTAGAAAAGATTATCCAAAGTGGAATTGGACAGATAATTCTGAAAGACAACAAGCCTACCATGCTTTGGTTTATAAGGAAAACACCGCTTTATTTGCTAAAACAGTATGGAACGAAATGGTGGATTGCTTATATAATGCATTAACCGAACTAGGACTTGAATGGAATGATACTGTTGATTCCTACGAGAACACTAAGTTTTCAACGTTCTTCTTGATTGACTGGCTTCCAATGAACTTTACCGCAAGAAGATTTAATTCGGTTAGATATAACATACAAAATCTAATAAACTCAACTTTCATTTGGCAGTACGATAATGATTATGAAGGATATGTAGGAAGAAATGATTATAGAGGTGTAAGTGATACAAATGAGCCAGATACTTTGTATGGCTCGGCTTTAATTGAACTTGCTAGAAAAATAAACGTCTTAATTGATATCTTAAGAGATGAAGCCAACACTCAGGATGGAAATGCGGATATAGAATCCGTGCAAAGTACTGATAGCTCTTTAGCTGTTCCTGAATTAAGTGCATTACAATCAGACATTACTAACAAACTTGAGTCTTCAGGTAATATAACCAATCTTACTTCAAAAGTCTTAAATATTGATGCAAGTGTTGATATTGCTACAAATGGAAACTTACAACTAAGAAATGCTGATTCATCGTTTATGGTGAATGAAAATAGCATGACAATCTTTGATGCGATCATTACTCTTGAGGACTTATACAAAAATCTTTATTCAACAATCTTTCATTACATGATGATTAATGCGAAGATGACGATAAATTATGATAGCGTTAAAGTAACCGCAGAAGTGCCAAACATTCTACTTGAAACCTCTAATATGAGTTTTGCAGATGTTGTGAGTATTATATCCAGTAGTGTATCAAACAGCTATAGTGATGCAGCACTCAATAACAGTAATCCATTAAATATCAGAGTGGATCATGTTTGCAGAACATTAGCTGAAGCGTTGGTTTCAGTTAAAAATAAGAGACTGATAAGGCTGATTGTTAATTATGAGACTTCAGTAACAGCACAGATAGAAAACTTTAAAGGTTCATCTTTTATATCTATTGTTGCCAATGTCTCAAGCATATCTTCCAATCTTAATAAAGCAATTTGTAGAAGAGCAAATTCTCAGGTTTCTTGTAGAGCAACAATATCAATGTCA